AAAAATGCGGATAGAACCACACCATAATCCATGTGTCGAACACGGGTTTCTTCTGTGCCTTGATTGTTCTTGAGAACAATAAGATCATCAAACTGATGATGCCAAATAGGATAAAAAACAGTAGCACTTGCATTGCGGATACCTCCTTGTGAGCACGAGCGTAAGTCACCGAACCACTTCTTCAAAAAAGGTATCATGCCGGTATGCATGATTTCTCCACCACGGATAGGCGATCCTAATGGCCGCAACCTGCCAATCTCAAGACCAATGCCGGCACGCTTGCTGGCATACTTGGCCATCATTTCTCCCGAGGCAAAAATGCTATCCAAGTCATCATCACTACGGATAAGAACGCAAGAACTGAATTGCTTGGTAGGTGTTCCCAATCCAGCCAACACAGGGGTAGCGAGTGTAAACAGACCATCACTGGCTGCATTGTAGTATTCCTTGATATACCGCATCCTGGCTGTGTTGGGCTCTTCCTTATGGAACACTGTGGCCGCTGCAACCATGTAACGAACTTGAGGTGTTTCATATGTTTCCTTAGTAGCACGATTTTTAACAAGATATTTTTCAATCAACTGCTCAATAGCAGCATAACTGAGATTTTCATCCTTGTCATGATCGATCATGTCCTGCATGCGATTCCAGTCGTCCTCGCTGTACCACTCTAACAGTTCAGGAGTATAAAGACCCGTGGCCACATTCTTCTTAACTATATCATAAAGGTGAGGAGGATCGTAACTGCCATATACGTCTTTGCGTAGCATTGATAGGCGTTGTTTGCCGGCCACGTATTGGTAGTTGGTATGTCCTACATCAGGATTAGATTCTACATCAATGAGATCCACAATGGCTCTGAGTGTGATACCATCAATCTCCTTGGTTGTGATTCCATCGTAGAAATGCATCTGTGCTTTGATCTCTACCATGCTTTGACTTACGTCTGCTATACCTGAACATACCTTGGCAATCTGTGTCTGCCATTTTTCCAATGCCAACGGTTCTTTCTGACCGTTTCTTTTGATAACTGTGATTTGTGTCATTTCTGCTCAATATAGTTGTTGTTTTACTTCGCTTTGCGCGATGTGATGTTTGCTTTGTTGGAGGTTGGTATTTAAGCCAAGGTCTCGCCCCCAATTCAATATATATTTTCCGCCTTGAACTTGGACTAAATTGCCCTGTTCGGTTTCCACTAGCACAGCATCTTGTATATCATCGCGATCCAGCACAGTGATAGTATACAGGATTCCTAGCCCGCGAGCAAGATCACAATAGATATTGTCGCTCAAAAGTTGCCAGGGATCAGGCCAATCTTGCCGATCGTCCCAGTGCAGATGATATGCACGCCACGGGGTTTGTTGCCACCAGGTATTGATTTCTGTCAAGGCATCGGGTGTAGGGAGATCTCGAACACGATCGCGCAATGCTGTCCACGCCGCTAGGCGTTGTTCAAAGGTTGAACACCACATCAAGCAAGTCTGGTTACTGAATAATTTATAGTGGCACCGGATCCGGTACTGGTAGTTGTAGCCAACCAACTTACAATGCTGGCTGTTTCACTTACAGAGAAAGTCACGCCGGTCGATGCATTTTGTACACCTGTGTCGGATCCTTGCAATCCAGTGCCTGACGCATCTGTGCCGGCTACAATAGTATACACACCAGTCCTGGTACTGGTATCTCTAACTATGGTGTAGTTGATCTGAATGGCACGAATCGCTGTGGCATCAAAGGTCAATATAGTTTGCGACGCAGTATTATCTAGCAATGTACCATGTACTCCGGTTTCACGAACATACACACCTTGTTGCGTTTGGCTGGCTCCTTCAAATGCTATGCTGACTCCGGAATTGATGTTGATACGAGGGTAGGTACCGGAATATGCAGTGGTACGTTGGAACATGTCACCAATGCTGACATTGTTCTGCCCTACGAAATCAATTACCGAGGCAGCGGGTGCTGTGGTTCCATTGAAGTGATTACCTACATCATAGAACACATTGTACCCACTGGCATTTAATCCAGTATTGGCTGCGATACTGATACCCTGCTCATAGATGTTATCAAAAACATTGCCCAAGATGCGGAATCCTGTAGGACCACCATTGACCGGGGTAGGATCACCCAACAAGATGCCTTGATACAAGGTATCAAATGTGCTTTCAGTGATCAACACACCGGCTACTTGATTGGGAGTATTCACTCCCCAGGTTGTACCACTGAACAAGCATCTACGGAAAGTGATGCTACTACATACCAAACTTAAAGTGGATGCAAAGCGAACTCCGGCTATGTTGTCAACAGTATCTACTAGATCAGTAGTGGTCAATGACCCTTGGAAACTCACATCTACAAAAGTACATTGTTCGGCATCTTCTACCAAGAACACATCCACCAGATCCAAACTCTTGAATCCCATGTTAGATATCGTTATATCTCGCGGCGGTGTGGCACCGTTGTTGCCGATGTTCACACCTGTTTGTTGAAGGCTATCTCCAAATCTTGCCACATACTCACTGAGAGCAGAAGTAGGGCTAGATATGTCCATCACGATTACGCTGGAATTGATGCCTTCGCCACACAACATTGCATATGGGGGGATCACAATTGATTCATTAACTAGGTATTGACCGGCCGGGAAGAACAACGAACGACGTATTTGTGGATTTGATTCTCTACAATACAGTTGATACAAAGCACGGTTGATAGCCTCTGTATCATCTGTAACGCCATCACCCACTGCACCAAAGTCTAGTACACTGGCATATTGATCCAGCCATTGCTGGAGATTTAAACTTACTGGGCTGCCCGATGTGGCACCAGTCTGCACAGTATACCCAGCAGCCTCGCCTTTGTAAGTGTATGCACCATTTACCAGTAAGAAATCTGAGAATTCAGTGAGAACTTCAGTGTTACCAATTACTGGAGCGCCTTCTTGCAATGTGCCATTGCCGATGAACAATCGACGTTCATCAATAGCCCAGCCTAATTCTGCACCGGCCAATTGAGGCAGGTTTTCTGCTAGACCTTTGCGGTTTGTTATTCGTGATACTTGAACTATTGCCATGGGAGTCCTAATTCTGTGCTGTATTTAGCCAGAATCCACTTGGGCTGCTAGATGTGCCGGGTGTAGTATTCTTCTACTTTGCGCCACCACAGATCACGATATCGATCATATTCTGTGCCCTCTAACACAAACTCTTGGTACTGCGGTTTTGAGATAAGATTGTGAGCGGCATCAACATCAGGTTTCACACACATCAAAATCACACCTTTGCGTATTTTTGTGCCATGCAGTTCATTGTGTGCTTCTGCATAGGCGCATAACTGCACAAAATAATCATCAATCCATTCACGCTTTTTGGGTTTGTTGGTTTGCTTGTAATCCAGGATTGATTCATCATTTAAGTGTATACCAGCACCATCAGTTGTGCCTGCGTAGATCTTTGGAAAGTACAGCGGAACTTCTATGCCCCAAAATTCACTTACATTTTTCAATCCATCACGAATCACTGTTTTGGCCATCTCGTGGCTTGACCAAGAAAACGGGTTAGTTCCTCGTTCTTTGATCTCACCCTTCTTTACATAGTCCTCAAGATAGGTGTGCATCCTGGTGCCACGGTTGGCTGCTTCTGTGGTTATCTGCTGTGCTTTTTCTACCCCTACAGCACGCCGCCAATTGTGTAGTGCTGCCTTGCTGGCTTCACTTTTGGTCTTGTCCAGGATTGTGGTCACACTTGGTAAGTTGTTGCCATCAGGTGTGGCATAGAATCGTTTACCCTCTATTGTGACTCGGGGTATAGGTTGATAGTTAAATTTTGGATTGTACAAGTTAAACTCTAAAACTTTCTCCACATCCGCAGCGATCGCGCTCGTTAGGATTAGAGAATTCGAATCCTTCGTTAAGCCCTTGGCGCACATAGTCCACGGTCATACCTGAAAGATATACTTCGTGTCGTTTGTCCACTATCACAGAGAAACCTGGTTGAGCATAGTTTATTGTGGTATCGTCGGTAGTGTGTTGATCAACGTATTCTAACACATAAGCCAGTCCAGAGCAACCTGTAGTTTTCACTGCCAGTCGAATACCCACGCCACCGCGTTTCTCTAGTAGTCGTTGGATTTTGATTCGAGCAGTGTCAGTTAACGAGATCATGCCTGTTACGGTAATCTGCTACTGCGGCTTTGATAGCGTCTTCAGCAAGGATGCTACAATGGATTTTGACTGGTGGCAGCGCGAGTTCTTGAGCAATCTCTGAATTTTTAAGAGCTGCGGCTTCGTCCAACGACCTACCTTTAACCCACTCGGTAACGAGACTACTCGAGGCAATAGCACTGCCGCATCCGTAGGTTTTAAATCTTGCGTCTGTGATGATGCCATCTTTTACCTTGATCTGAAGTTTCATTACATCACCGCATGCAGGTGCTCCTACCATACCGGTTCCAACATCGTCATCGTCCTTGGCGAAGGATCCTACGTTGCGTGGGTTTTCATAATGATCAACTACTTTGTCTGAATATGCCATAGATTGTTCCTTACATTGTAAGCGATTTACTACACGGTGTCAATCTGTTTGGATCAAACGCCGCGATTCTTTTTCAGTGCGGATTGTGCGGCGTTTGCCACGATGTCTTGTGCTTGGTTAACTGGCATTTGTACCGGTCCGGTTTCTTCACCACCTTTGAATGTGAGTTCTGTAGCATCGGGACTCATAGGATTGAATATACCGTTAAGTGGAGGTTGACCTACCAAAGTCTGCAGAGTCTCAGCATTGATATCTATGCCCATGCTCTGTGCTCGGTTAATAAATGCCTGCACTGGCATTTGCATTTTGGCAGAAGTGTCTTCGGCACGACCAGCAGCAAACCGGGCCAGGGCCATGAGTCTGTCTGCTGTATCGTCGGCTTCTACTTCATTGATCCGCATTATCTGCGTCCACGACCTAGAGCTGCTGCTGGCGCGGCTGCACCTGGTTCTTCGGGTACAGGTACTTCTGCTGCCACTTCGACTTCACCTTCTGGAGGAGGACCGGCAAGGCCCATCTCGCCACCGGGCGGCATGCCTGCTTCGGCTCCTGGCATTGCCACAGGACCTTGGCCAGTGACCACTCCTAATGCTTGTTCCAGTTGTTGTTTGCTACCTTGCAAGTTCTGTACCAATCCACTGAGTGCTGATTGTGCATCGTTGTTGAATTGTGCTGCTTGTTCTTGGCCAATCTGATTCTTGATACTATCAACCAAAGCAGGCAGTTCTTTGAATTGCATCTCGGTGCTGTCTTCGATCATGTCTTGCATCTTGTCAACCATATCTTGTGCAGCCAACACCACTTGGGCTTGCTGTACTTCACCTTCGCTGAGGTAATAACCATTGGATCGAGCACGTTGACGCCATTCCATGGCGGTGACAGCGGTCTTTTCTTTGTTGAGTTGGTTCTGCAGATCTGTAACTTCATCTTTCTTGGTCTGAAGTTCGGTTTCCATTTGTTTGATCTTGGCTTGTTTTTGTTGAGCCATCATGGCAGCGTTTTGTTGAGGATTCATTCCCGGACTGTTCGGTGTTCCAGTTTGAGGATTCTGTTGAGCCATTTCATCTTCGTAGATCCGGTCAGCCAGCGCCTGTTCCATCATCATCATCTTGAGATAAGCAGGATTCTTTTCGCTGTGATGGCGAGCAGGGCTAGAACGCACTTCGCTCAACACACCGCGCACTTGGCGATACATGCTGTGCAGTTGCTTGCGATTCAGCGAATCAATTTGCACTCGTTGATCAAAATGACCCTCGAATACTTTAGCGATTTGTTGTGTAGGGCGTGTTACGGCCAGTTCGTTTAGTTTCATCTGAGTTTCCTCGTAGTTGCCAGTATTTAGCCAAATTTATACATTTCGCTAGTTCTTTTTCCAGTATCTGGCTTTGCTCTTGCCTGGCACTTGTCTTGTTGATCAAGTTTTCCCAGGTGTGCCCGGATGTGCGCTCAGCTAGGCTGCGCCGCACATATATGTCATTTCGCAATCTTACAATAGATTGATCTAGTTCTTTGATCTGTCTAGCTAGATTAAGATGGTTTAAATTATCCGCTATGCACCAGGCCAGGGCGGATTTTGTTCCTGAAAATGTGCCAATGTTGTCATCTCTAACACACACTTGGAACAAGCCCTCTTTAGGATGTATAGTGTATTTGCCAAATGCACGGTATTTTTCTCCGTCCTCAATGATCACTTGATCAAGGATACGCGGCAGTTCTCGTTCTGCTAATGCAGCAAGTTTGCGACTGGCTTTCATGCTAATACGTAACGTGATACTAGCCACCCCACCGTGGCAATAAGAAATCCAATAACACCTATGCCCCAACCAATCAATTGATCATTGCGTTTGGCGGCCATTCCATGAACCATCTCATGAACTTCTGTTATCATAGTTTTTAAACTACCGATACTGGTGTTAGCTGATGCCAATTGAAATTCAAGATTACGATAGCGCTCGGCACACAGTTCAACGTGGGCTTCGAGGCTTTTCTTTTCAATATCTGTGGTGTCCATGAAGTTATTTATGGTCCAGAGACTCAAACCAAATGTTCACATCTGGGTGTAATAATGTTGTAAGTTCTTGTTCTACATAGTTTATTACAGGAACGCCGTTACAGGATTGTTTTAATCGGCCCACTGGATCATTGTCAAGTCGAAATACATCTTCCTGATCTGTGTCAAAATCAAACTGCCATTGACGCTGATTTAATCTCACAGGAGATATCCGCAAAGGTTGTGTGTATAGACTTACCAACTGCATCAGTGTTTCCCAATTGCGTTGTTGGTTACGGCTGCGTAACCAGGTGGCCTGATCTGTCACTGATTGTCCTTGTTGGTCAGTGATGGGCAAGGTATTGGGACGAAAATGCCCGGTAATGCCAGTGGGTCTACAATCAAAATCTGTGGTTACTCGTATGCTTAGGGTCATACAGTATTTACGGCCAAAAAAAAGCCCTGGAAATAAACCAGGGCCTGTTTTTACCGCGTTGCGGATTAAGAGTTGTAACCAGTGTTGAAGTTGGTTCCGCTTGTGGTGAACACAGCGTTACCGGCACATGAATTCAACTGGATGTCTTGACCGCCTGTTGACACTGTAGCAGCATTGGCTGTGGCCAACAGTGTTACATTGCTGTAAGCGCCTGTAGGATACAGAGCCAGGTTCAGTATTGTAGGTGCAGCTGGGCTGACCTGATACATTGCCACTGTAGATTTGGTTTGAACGGCTTGCAAAATGTTATTGATGTAGCCATTGACGTTACCAGAAGTAGTCAGTGCAGCGTTGGCGACCAAGCTGAAGAAATCCAGCTTGGGACCTTGGAAGTTAACCGATCCGGTGTTAGCGATGTTTGCGGTACCTTGAATGTTACCATTGGCCGTGTCCATGTTGAACACTGGTTGCATCGTACCGTTTGTTTTTGTAAATCCTGCCATTTTAAAATCTCCTAAAAAGTGGGTTTTTGCCCTACTCTTATTTATGAATCTGGCAAAAAAACTCGGAGTTGGCTAGTTGTTTCTGGCTTTATTTCTAGCAGTGAAGTCAAATCTATTCACTGCTTTGCCATAGCCTGCAGGGGTAGCAAACACCCATCCTTCATTGCCCGGTACTTGTGCATCTAACTTGCCCAGCAGATCCAGTTTCAAATCATGCAGCAATTCAAACAATAAGAACGCAGCGGCTAGCCCTTGTTCGTTTGAGGTGGGGCTACGCAAATACTGCGCTATGTTGCTGACCTTTTGTTGTGTTTGTGTCTGTTGCAACCAGGACATGAACCCAGGCACTAGGTCACGGAAATCACCTGTGTACGCAGCATGTCTTGGATCCACACGCTTGTTGATGTAATCTATAGCCAACTTAGCCAAGTCGGTGATCTTCATGGCTCGTAATTCCATGGGATTGAACAATGTGTCTATGGCTGCTCGATTCTGGCGCAGCAGTGTTCGGATCTTTTTTGCTATGTCGTTGTTCTTGGGCACAGATTGAGCATAGATCGGTTCAATCAAAAGCAATCCTGCTACAGGATTAAATCTCACGCCGCTGAGTGGTTGCTTTTCTGCATCTGCATCCGCATACATAGTATGTACTGCTACGCCAACTTCACTGTTGGCTATTTTTTTTCCTAGATCACTGGCCACCGGAATACGATATGTCACAGTGTTGGGTCTAAATACCAAGTTTCCAGCAGACTTATAAACTGCACCAGACACAATTTCTGCTTCTGTTGCTGGCAACGGGTCATCGGTTTTGGTCCAGTACACTAGATCACCCTTGACATACCCACGGAAATTTTCGGGTGTGGCTGCTTCTAAATATGGCCAGATAGTTTCGTATGTAGGCAATAGGGTTTCAATTCTATCGGCTTTATTACCTTTAGCAGCAGCATTGGCATCTCTTCGAGCCATGTCTGTAGCAACCTCATCGGTACTGGTAAACAATCTTTCCGCAGTGAATCCTGCATCATCTGTGAGCACAAACTCACCGGTTTCGGGTTTACGACCAAACACCACAGCAGGTTTACCATCCCATTTCACCGAACCTGTCTTGGGATCAGCATAAAATCCATCAGCTATTTGCAGTGCTCGATCTACTCCTGCCGATCCACTACGGAATATGTAATCTTCCAAGTGCTCAATGCCCTTGGCTTTGCCGCCCACAGCCACAGGTTCTTGTTCGTACAGTTGATATGATCGCTTGGTTTCGATCAAGGGTTGCATGCCTTGATTCACAATGCGATCGCGCAAGCGAGCCAGAAAGTTGGCATCACTTTCACGCACGGTCATTTCGGGCTCTCGAATACCTTCGCTGGCTAGATACTCACGGAAGTCTTTTACTTTGGACTCGCGATCAGGATCATTGCTGAGTGCAGCATAGATTGATTCTACATTCTTTAAGTTGTCACGAGTGGCACCGCGACCTAACAATACACTGGCCACATAGTCAGGATCTAATCCGCCACGAACCAATTCATTTGTAGTTCGAGAGAACATGCCGTTAGCACCAACTTTTAGCCCTTGTTGTTTGGCTATGCTCGACATTAATACATTTCGATTCATGCCTTTGTATTCTGAGTCCTCGCCACCACTGTAATAAAACCCGCCCCAGTCTAGGTTAGGAAAGAACATAAAGTCAGTCTGCACAAATCCACGATTGGCATCGCCGGCGATAGGAGTGCGTAGATGTACTTCGCCCCGCTTGCTCACATATTCTCTAGGATCCAAGCCTTGGCTTTGCACAAATTGTGTAAGTATACCGGCTAGTTGGTCTTTGCTTACTTCATTGAGATCCACAGCGAGATCCAAGTCGCCAGATGAGGGTTTCTTGCCCGTGGACCCTAACCAACGCTCCTGGGGGAATTCTATGCCGGTTACTTGTTCTATCCAACGTATAGTGGCAGGAATATCTTGACGATTGATTCGTTGTGTGAGCGACTCACCATCTTTGGTTTTGAATACGTTTCCGCCTTCTAGCAGTTTATTGATTTGCATGACTACGCCTTACGGTTCTAGCAAATCTGCCTGCATCCCGGGTACGGATTGCATTCAGCAGTTTGCGTGTGAGATTCTCTGCTTGCTCCGGTGAATATGAAGCATCTATCTGTTCTAACAAGTTGATGGCACCAGCAATGATATTCGAGGCGCGGCTTTCTATTATCAAGTCACGTTCACGCTCGATATACATAGAATCTAATTCTTCCAACAGACTACGGGTGCGTTTTTGCATTGTGTTCAAGGGCCTTTGAGTTATTTATTGGTTTTTGTGATAAAAATCAAAAGTTTATCCTGGACATGGTGTTCCAGATTTCTTCACGATCGGGATCATACGCAGTCCATTTGTGATTGCAAATGCGATTATGTAATTCTTTAGAAAGTACTGGATTTATTTCTATTCCGGCAGCCGGCATGATCGATTCGACTAACCATCGATAATGCAGCAACGGCAGTGGTTGTATTTCGGTCCCTCTGCAATCTAAATTGGCTGCAAATTTATCTTGCTCATCGTTACTGGTATCAATGTATCTAGCATTTTGTTGTAAAACATATGCGGATATCAGTTTTTTTTGTATTTGTTGTCTCTGCAAAGATTGATCGGGCTGTATGTAAAAATTATGATATGTTTTGATAGCATCCTGCTCACTGGCACTACTACACCACCATAATCCGTTGTTGGTTTTATAAGTGTTACAATGATATACCAAATCGGATTTTACAATATCTGCCCACTGATTATCTTGTATGAGTTTATCAAATCGTTGGTGGTTCGGCCACTGAAAAATCACTGTGGAATATTCAATGTTATGAGCAAGCAGTTCGTTGATCAAGAATTCGTGGCCTGCGCCAACTGCACTTATCACAGTCACGTCGAGATCGGGCCTTAGTGCTTGTAAGATTTGTGGCCATTCGGGCCATATGTGCCCATGAGCATAACCATCCCCAAGACAAAATACCTTAGTAGTATCTGTAGTATCTTCCATGTGCCAGTTCAAATTCTGCTTCGTGATATCTTTTTACCAAACTGTTATTCCACAGATTTGGATCATATAAAAAAGAATTTAAACTTTTCCATCGATCCATGTGTTTTTTAATTTCTGTCCCGGCCACTAGATCATAAAATTCTGTTGTAGTTTCTACAATGTCTGACAACTCTAAATTTTGATATTGTGGGATAGCACCAAATGCTTGTATGTAGTTTTTTGCAGTCTCTCTTTGTTTGTCAATGAGTTCTATATCAGTTAGGTGTCTGATATGATCTTGTTTAGAAAAATATAGATTCCATGCCCTGAGCCATCGATAAATTTTGCTCCTAGTGGTTTCTGTTGTTATTAGAATAACTTGATCGCACATCGAAAGGTCCGCGCTGCCTGGCCAACAATGTGTTCCAATGACTTTATTATGATCTTTAGACTCTGTTAAAAAACGACTAAATTTAGATTGATCAAAGTTTGTAAAAATTGATTCCGAGTCACCAATTTTTCCATAATAATGACTTATTGACGCAATCCCGCCATCTTCATACACAGGAGAAAACTTGTTTTCTAAAATGTCACATAGTAATCCGCCGGCGGCATAATGTGGGAAACACAATAATTTCATTAGCCGGCCTTTATCTTGCCCAACAACTCCTTGAGCTTGGTGCTTTGAACATCTGCTGTAATCTTTGGTGTAGGATCCAGTGGGTCAACGCCGGGTTTGGCCTGTGCTCGTTCCCATTTCACAGGTGCTGCGGCGTCTGCTGGTGCTACACTGGCACGAGCCTTGATTGATTCCATCACGCTGCTGGGCTTACGGAATCCGTTGTCCGATTCGTCTCCACCTGCATCTGTGATACGCATTGTATCAATGTCGTATTCCAGATCAATCTTCTGACCCACCCCTGTTGAACTTCGACTCTTCATACATTGTATCTGATACTTGCCGCGTTCTTTCATTGAACGTGATGTCAAGATACCAAACACATTGTCTGCTGTGTTGATCTTTGAAATACCACCTGAGATATGACTGTGATCAAACTCTACTTCTTCCACTGCTGATCGATTCAATTGCGATGCGGTTACCATGAGCATCTGTAGTTCCTTGGCCAAGTTACGCAGTTCTTCCGATACATACTTGTCTTTAACAAACAAGTCATTTGGGCTGACCTTTGCACTAACTGGCATCAACAAGTCCAAATAGTCGATCATCACAAAGTCTACCCGCTTGCCTGTTTGGATCTGATACTCTTTCAAATAAGCACGGATGTCATTGATATTGCTTTGTGCCGGCAATCCTTTCACCTGATAGTTTCCGCTCTTCTTGGCTACCAGTTTGACTTTGAGTTCTGCTGTGTCAATGTCCTTGCGGATATCCTTGGTGCTCATGTTTGTAAGCATGGCATCTGTTCTTAATGAAGTGAGTTCTTCACTCAGTTCCAATGTGATATACACACCACTGAGTCCTTGCTGTACCCAGTTCAATGCTATGTTCATCATCACAAGACTCTTACCTGATCCTGACCCACCTGCAAAGATGTTTAATTCTCCGCGACTGAATCCACCATACAGCAGCCGATCCATCTGTGGCCAGCCTGTTGATACTTGGCCGCCCGATTCAAAATACTTGCGTATACGACCGGCCGGATCAGCAAAGTAGTCTGTGCCCATGTCCTTGGTCAACGAAATCTGCACAGCATCCTTGATCAGTTTCTCTACAGGATCATAATCACCCTTTTCCAACAAGTCTGCTGCTTTCAATATAGCTCGTTCCAGCTCTTGTCTGCGAGTGAATGATTCAAACTCGTTCATAAACCATTCAAAGTGTCCTTCGTTGAGTTCGGGCACTGACTGTAGTCGGATACCGGTGGTGGCTGCAATCTGTGCGCGATCGGGCAGAGTCTTATACTTGTCCCCGTGCTCTTTGATAAACGCAGCCGCAGGTCGCAGGCTTTTATCAAAGTTCTCTGGATTGTAGATGTTCTGCACACGCACATAGCCTTGTGCGTCCTCCAACATCATTTCCAAGAACAAGCGTTGTACATCAACTCCGTAGTCTTTTAACAAGATTTTTCTTCCTTAGTTCTATTTTGATTTTACTGGTTTCACGATTTTCAAATATAGTTAGCAAAGTTGCCAACCTACCATAACGAACCACACTGTCATTCACATCCTTGATGTCCTCTGGCCAAGGTGGCATGCTTACTGCCCATCCTAGTTCCACAGCACGATCTACCAGTTCCATTCCTGCCAGGTCCTGATCGGGTACCACCGTGATCTCCTTGCCTAGACTGCGGATCAATCTAGCCTGCTCATCACTTATGGTGTTGTGCATCACTGCTAGACCACCGATGCATAATGCATCAAATATACCCTCTACCACAATCACATTGGTCCAGTCTGTATGCTGTAAGTCTGTACCAAACACATAGCCCGGTTGGCTATCAGTCACATACTTAGGGCGGCGATCATCTAAGAATCTCTGAGTGTACCCTACTATTCGATCATTGTGCGTGAATGGAATAATCACACCAGGTCGATTTTTCCATGATCTCTCTTCATGAAGCTGTACCATTATAGGATAGTCATCAGGTACTTTTCTTGAACGAAGATACTCTCGGCGTT